ACATCCTGTTTTTGTAAGCAGGGCTAAATTGATATCCTGCAGGTTTGAACGAGAAGTATTCACTTAGCTCCATTGCGGTGCCTGGATCACACCGTACTATTAAGTGTACAGCGTTTTTTTGTTCTACATTAATTACTTCTGACATATTGCACCTTATTCATTATAATCTATACATCTATTTATAATGAATCGACTAATTTATATTTAGTATTCGCCGTGCTGGAATTTGAGTACATCAATCATAGACTTAATGATGAAGTTTCTTGAGTGAATTGTTTTGATGATATCTTCGAGATAATTTGCATTTTCTGTATGATAATCAATACGGAGACTTAGCTTGATAATATCCTTATCTGCCTGAATCCATTTATCTAAGTCTTGTCGAATGATTTTTTTAGGATTTGGCTTCCAACCATGATCTTTAAGATCTTCTTCAGCCATTGAACCATCGAGCCATTCGCGTTTAGCAAGCTCAAGTTCTTTATAATCATAACGAAGCTTCTTTACTCTAAGCGCTTCTTTATAGTACATTGTGTAGTACTTGTTGTGCAATTCTGGAATTTTCTTAGCAGCCATTCCTAAATTTGTTTCATCGATAGTGGAATCTTCTGCCCAGATATCGGATATATCTTCAACGCTCATAATGTAGCCTTCTTAGTTAGCAATGTTTTCATAGATCATTATATCACACTAAAAGGTAGGTGTCAACTTATTTTTTCAAACGTCATATTGGTATATCTGAATGTAACGTTAACTTCAGGGTGTGTTACTGTAGAAGCCGTAGCATCAAGAGCTACACCACTAAGCGCAGTAGGAAAACACTCAGTAAAAGTAAACTTGATATTTGAATTTCTGGCACTACTCTCTATTATAATAGACATGTCAGATTTAGAACCGTACTTACTTTTCTCAAGTGCAGCCCGTTGGTCCGTAGATTCTGGTGTTCCCATACCTTCCATCCATAAAAGAATTTCATGGTAGTTTTCCATATCTTCATCAACAATAAAACTTAAGTCCAGATCAGAATATTCTAAGCGATCTGGTGTTTGATATATGTTATGAATAGGAGAAGCTTGCTGCGGAGCCATCATGCTCAACCCAGGCAAATTCACTCTTTGGGTAAAGAATTCAACGTTTGGAAGTCTATCTATGACAACCTTAAATGAGATTGGTGACAAAAAATTCGTAATCATGTGCTATTTCCTATTGACATTGCGTAGAGGCTATGATAGTATTTATAAATAACGCACTGAAACAATACGTGGATACACGACTATGGACACGAATTTACCTAGCTTTCCAGACCCTTCTGATGATTGTACTCATTGGCTTGGAAAAATATAGTTGACAGTAACGTAGATACAGTATATAATAGCAACATTGATGATAACTTGTGGAGAATAACCTTTGAGTGAACAATTTAGAATTTTGACAGCACGCCAACACGTACGTGAACGTATTGGTATGTATATGGGTTCCAGCTCTCAAGAAGAAGTTGAACGTTTTGTGATGGGTCAATGGAAAACCGCAAGGTATGTTCCAGCCTTATCTAAAATGGTTGACGAAATTCTTGATAACTCTATTGACGAAGCAATTCGTACTAAATTTAAATTTGCTAATAAAATCGATGTATCGCTTAAAAGTGGTGTCGTTGTTGTTACAGATAATGGTAGAGGAATTCCACAAGACGAAGTATTCGATGAAACTAGTGGTGAGAAAATTCTTCAACCAGTAGCTGCATGGACTCGTGTAAACGCTGGTACAAGCTTTGATGATAGTCGTGTTACTATTGGTACTAACGGAGTTGGTTCAGCTGCTACAAACTTTCTTTCATCTAAGTTCGTTGGTAAAACTTGGAAAGATAAAACACTCATTACTGTTAAATGTAAAGACGGTGGTGAAGCTGTTAATGTCGACGTAAAGAAAGGACCTCAAATTGAAGGAAGCGGAACAGAAGTTTCGTTCGTGCCAGATTATAGTCTTTTCGAAGTTGATAGTCTCGATGATCTTGATACTGTATCTCTTGTAGAAGATCGCATGGTTGGCCTTCAAATGGCATTCCCTGAAATTACCTTCTCCTTTAACAAGAAACGCATCAAAGTAAACGATCTTAGAAAATATGCTAAAATGTTCGTTGGCGATGATGGTGATGCTGTTATAGATAAATCAGAAAACCTTTCATTCTTTTACGCTTCATCAGAAGATGGATTCCGTTCAAACTCTTATGTGAATGGTGTTAATACACGCCAAGGCGGTACATACGTCGACTTCCTTACTAATGGAGTTTTAGACGAGCTTGGAACAATGATCAAGCGTAAACACAAGATTGAGGTTGCTAAGTCAACTATCAAGAACGGTCTTACCTTTGTAATGTTTGCGCGCAACTTTATCAATCCAAAATTTGATTCACAAACAAAAGAACGTTTAACGAATCCAATGACTAACGTCCGTGATCACTCTATTGAGTCTGGTGTTAAGGATGCAGCCACAGTAGCTCGTAAGATTATGGGCATGCCATCTATTATCGATCCAATTGTTGAAGCGCAACTTGCTAAGAAAATTGCGGCTGATAAACGCGCCGCTACGTTAGCTCAAAAGGGTTTACGTAAAGTTAAGGTTCCAAAGCATATCTCAGCAAACAAGCCCGATGCAATTCTTAAAATTGTGGAAGGTGACTCAGCGATGGGTTTCTTGTTGAAAGTACGAGACGCTAATAAGGTAGGTGCTTATCCTCTACGTGGTGTTATTATGAATACTTGGGATATGAAACCAGCTGATGTATTAAAGAATAAAGAGTTATCAGAACTTGTTGCTGTTCTTGGATTAGATATTAATAATCCAAACAGCGTCGATGATATGACTTACAAATATATCGCGACACTAACCGACGCCGACCATGATGGTATTGGCCACATTAGTCCTTTATTGATTGCGTTCTTCTATAAGTTCTGGCCTCGGTTACTACTCGAAAAGAAAGTTAAGATCACTCGTACACCTATTATGATTTCAACCAAGGCTAAAGAAGTCAAATGGTTCTATACATATGAGGAAGCTGCAGAGTTCAAAGTTAAGCAAACTGGTTGGAAGCATCGTTATATTAAAGGCTTGGGCTCATTACAAGAAGAAGAATATAGCACAATCATTAACGAACCTGTGTATGACACTGTAACTGTTGATGATGCTAAGACATTCGAAATGATGTTTGGTAAGAATTCTCAATTGCGTAAAGATTATATGATGGCATAGATATAACAATAACAAGGATGTTAAAATGGGAACTCACAACCCAAAAGTAGAAGACGAAGAATTAGAACGAATGAAGGCTGAATTTCTTGCCAATGGCGGTGAGGTTACCAAAGGTAAAACTAAAGCTATGGCAAGTGACCTTGGAATCAGCAATAATACTTGGGGGCAGCAACTAACTAAAAAAGAACGTGTTGCAAAAGAAAAAAATATTTTAGTTAAAATCAAAACAACTGTTGACAGTCCACAATAACTAGTGTAGTATAGTAATATATTAAATAAGGAACCGGAATCATTATGAGTTTAGATCAGTTCATATCTGAAGAAGTAAGTAAGCCGTCACTTGGCGATTATCCAATTAGTAAAGTAGCGTCTAACGAGTGGAAGTCTTTTGCAATGTATACTGTGGAATCAAGAGCGATTCCTAATATGATTGACGGACTAAAGCCTGTTCAACGATTCTACCTTTACTCGTCTATTATCAACTCTAAGCGAGACTTCAAGAAAGTATCCGCGGTTGCTGGTATTATTTCTGACTATGGATATAACCACGGTGAGGCGTCTGCGGCAGGTGCAGGACAATTGATGGCGGCAACGTGGAACAACAACATCTGTTTAGTCGAAGGTAGAGGTTCCTTTGGTACTCGACTAATTCAAGAAGCTGGTGCAGCCCGTTATGTATATACACGTCTAAGTGGAAACTTTGAAAAGTATATTCGCGATATTGATCTTGCACCTACGCATGATGATCCAGAACACGAACCACCATCGTTCTATGTACCAGTAATACCACTAGTGTTAGCCAATGGTACAAAGGGTATTGCCACAGGCTTTGCTACAAACATCCTTCCACGAAGCTTAAAGTCACTCTCTGGTGCAGTTCGTGAGTACTTGTCGAGCGGTACTATTGCTAAGAAGCTCCCAGTGTCCTTCCCTGAGTTCAAAGGTAAGACTGTTTATAACTCTGTTGAAGAACGCTTTAACGTGTTTGGTAAGTTTGAAAAGAAATCAAAAACAGTAATGGAAATTACTGAAGTACCATACGGATTTGATCGTGAGTCTTATATTAAGATCCTTGACAAATTGGAAGAAGAAGGTGACATTGTAGGATATGATGATCTTTGTGATAAGTCTGGCTTCTCGTTTGAAGTTAAGCTTAAACAAAACTCATCAGCCAGTTGGAATGACGCTAAGATTATCTCAAAGTTTAAACTAAGCAAGCCGCTTAGCGAAAACCTTACAGTGATTGACTTCGATGGCAAGCTTCGTGAATACAAAGATGAACGTGAGTTGATTAAAGACTTTTGTGATTATCGTCTTGGTATACTACAAGCGCGTGTTGATCTTCGCCAAGCAGAAGCTCTTGCATCAGCACGTTGGTTGAATGTTAAAATGCAATTCATCCAAGCTGTTCTTGATGATAAGATCATCTTTAAGAATAAGAAGAAGAAAGATGTTATTGTTCAGATGTCAGCTGCTAATATTGAGCTTATCGATGATGATGCTGATCGTCTACTTCGTATTAACATTATGAGTCTTACAGACGAGATGGTAAAGGAACTAGCCAAGGATATTAAAGAAGCTGAAAAGCAATTAAAATTCTGGAAGAAAGAAACTCCTAAGTCACAATTTGAAACAGATTTAAATGAAATTAATTCATAATAACTGTTGACAAATGTTTAACTAAAGAATATAATAGAAAAGTAATCAGAACAAAGGCAATATTATGGCTACTTATGCAAATAGAACTTGTACACAATGCGGTTGGAAATCTATTCAACCAAACATGAAGCAAGTATCAGTTGAATATAATAGCGGTTCTTCAGAAGCTGGTTTATCAAAACGAGCAATTGCAGGATCATTACTTGGTGGGAAGAACGCTTCTAAACAAGTGAACAACTGGATCTCTGGCAATTCAAAACGCCAGTACAAGCGAACGAAAAAAGTTTGGGTATGTGATACTGTTGGATGCGGTGTTAAGGTTAAGGAGTCTCTTCCTAAGCAGTTCGCAGCTATACTGTTTCAGGGTATTATTATGGTAGCACTGCTTTTTGCAGCTGTACTTATTTTTGCGTAAAGGATATATATTATGTTTGGTAAATTAGTCGGTGGAACGTTTAAAGTACTTATGAGAATTATTGGTGTTATTCCATTCATTGGTGATCCGTTAGTTCGATTCATTTGTTTTTTCCTTGATAACCTTTTTAAAGCAGTCAGAAACTTGTTTATTGTTATTTGTGCAGCTTTGGCTATTCTTGTAGTGCTAAACCTACTGGGTGTTATTTAATGTATAACTTTGAAGAATGTATTTTCATATTAGCCTATGTACAGCATCAGCGCTGGAGAGATGGCAAGTGGCACATCAAGCCAATTGTTAATTTAGCCTTTGCGCGATACACTGACGACTACTGCATGGACGCGTGGATTGAAAACGAAGTTGGAAAGAAATGAAAATTGAAATTACTGAGCTAGACACAAGTCTCACAACTAATTTCATTAATTTCTGCTGTGATGATCTTGGAGTATATCCTGATTTAATCACTGTAGAAGGATGGGACGAACCATTTAAAGATGGTGCTCTTGGTCTTTGCTATGAAGTAGATGCTAAAGAAGATTATCTGATTATGGTGTCTAAGCAAGATAGAAATATCACTGAGATATATAACACTATTGCACATGAGATGATTCACGTTAAGCAGTTTATGACACAGAATCTAAGTAAGAATTTGTGCCAAGAACATAAGCCAGTCTATAGAGAACGTTGGTACGAGATTGAAGCAGATCAAAATAGTTTCGATATGGTTAAAAAATACGTTGACATTCTTAAGAATATAGATTAGAATAGCATTATCGGAGGAAACAATATGTCAGATATTATTTTTATGAATTTAGTTTTCTGGCCATTGTGGATGGGTATTTCCTATATGCCACAAATGATTATGCAGAAAATTATCAACACATACTAAATTACTTATTGACAATACTTATAAAGTATGTTAATATAGATTTATAAACAGGTTTACGTCTCCTTAGCTCAGCTGGATAGAGCACCTCCCTTCTAAGGAGGTGGCCGTAGGTTCGAATCCTACAGGGGACACCAATTACTATTAAGGAAAAATTATGAACGACGTTGTAACAGTAATGACCGCAACAGGTGAATTTGTTGGTCGACTAGAGAAAATTGATGCAACAGGGATTGTACTGTATCGACCACGCTTAATTACATTTGAAGGTGAGAATATGGGATTTGCCCGTGGTATTGCTGCAACAGGTAAAGTAGATCCTGATGAAGTAACTATCCTGGCTCCAATCTTTATGACTGAAACCGATGAAGAAGTTGCTAAAGCTTGGCAGACCGCAACATCAGGAATTATTCTGTAAACAATAGGTTCGCTCGCGTGGTGGAATGGTATACACAAGACACTTAAAATGTCTCGCCGCAAGGCTTACCGGTTCGAGTCCGGTCGCGAGTACCAAATTATTCCTCTAGCTCAATTGGTTAGAGCTGAACGCTCATAACGTTTAGGTTACAGGTTCGAGTCCTGTGGGGAGTACCAAGGTCAAGAGTTCTGTTCCTCTTGTAAAATAACTGAACGGATGGTGCCCAGAATGTCCTGAGCAGGACCTAAAACTGCTTCATCAGTTCGTCTGATGGTTAGTGCTGAACTCGACAGGTACGGTGTTATTGTTACAGAGTCATTTTGGTTTCCACCAATTATATTATAATACTCTGCACCATTTATTGTTGTAGAGCTTACGTAGAAACCAACGTGACCTTGCCACCCTTGATTCCCCCTTGGGAAAACAATAATATCGCCCTGTCGAGGCTCTGTTACTTCTTGACCATATGTTAAGAAACTACGAGCAGTTAAATAATATCTACTAACTGATTCTGATGTTGGAAGATTATTTTCTAATAGAATCATATTTACGAACGCAGCACACCACTGTGTAACGACTGGATCAACGCCCAGAATATTTTTAAGAAGGTTACGATCTTTGATTTCATTAAGGCCGTAATAATAGTAAGCTTTGTGTGTAAGGGTTTGAGAAACAAGTAGGCGAGGTGTAAAGGTTTGTTCCTTAGCACCGCAAGCAGCAAGTAATAATACTGCTGATATGATAATTGTTGTTTTCATAACGTGCTTTATTTATAAGTCAGGAGATCTTATTTTGGATGTATTAGTAACAGGCGCAGCAGGATATATTGGTAGTCACGTCTGCAAGCTTTTAAAAGAACAAGGACATGCTGTTACAGGATGGGATACTTGCATCCACGATGATATGAATGAGATCTCTAAGTACGTTGACTATTTTGATACGCGTGATGTAACTGATCCGTATGCTAATGGAGAGTTTGATGCTGTAGTACACTTAGCAGGACGTAACACAGTTGGCCCAAGCTTATTAGAGCCAGCAGAATACTATCGTGTAAATATTATGGGCACTTCTAATATGCTCGATAAAGTCAAGTCACCGCATTTTATCTTTGCTAGTACTTCAAGCGCGTGGGAAATGAAATCTCCATACGCTAGAAGCAAAGTTGCTGCTGAAGACGTTATTAAGGAAAAGGCTGATGGGTACACTATTTTTCGTTTCTTTAATGTTTCTGGTTCTGACGGTATTAATAGGCAACTCGGCGTCCCAAGTCATCTTATTCGTGTTGCTGCTTTGGCTTGTCTTGACGAACATCCCAAGGTTGATGTATTTGGCTCTGATTATGATACTCGTGATGGTACTTGTATACGTGATTACATTCATGTCGTTGATATTGCTAATGCAATTGTAAAAGCTGTACACGAAGGTCCTAAGAATACTCCGTATGAATGCTTAGGTAGTAACCAAGGTTGGAGTGTTCTAGAAGTTCTGAGCAATATGGAAAAAGTTACTGGTAAGAAAATCGAAATAAATATATGTAACAGACGTGATGGTGATGCTATTTCAAGCGTAGTAGATACGTTAAGCGATTACGCAACACTTACTAAAACGATGGAAGATATGTGTTTAGACCAATATAATTTAGAAAGTGCGAGAGTTTTGTCGATGCAGGTTTGCT